AACGAGACCCAGCACGTCACTAAGAATGCTCTGCGGAAAATATGGTTGTTGGAAGATGCTAGGACCCCAGTGGCCCAGGATCTACCGACGCCATCAGTTGCTGCTAGCCAAGCAGCACCTATACCGGTGGTTGTACCAGTGGCGGAGACGCCAGTGGCTAAGCCAGTGGTTGTGTATGAGATGGCGATTCCCACTTCGAAAATAAGTGTGGCAACGTCTATCCTCCAATCGCAATATAAGGGGATTTGTGGGTTCGGTACCATTGATATGCTGCCGATTGGCATGGGATGCCGCGTTAATAACGGTATACTCATGTCCAACCATCAATTTCGAGAATATATCAAAGGGCCAGTTGTGGTTTTCAACCCAACTGACCCCGCGAAAAATCTTCAGTGCGATGTCAAGGAGTGGAAGGTTCTGAAGCGCTGTGAGCACTTGGACTTTGCGTATGTACAACCACCCAAGGATTTATTCACGCAATTATCTCTTCCGTCGAAGAAGATTGCAGTTGGGTCGGATAATATGGTGTTGCGAACTTTCGGGTTTTCTAATGGGGTTTTCTCCACTAGTATTGGAGCAACCGTCAAGTGGGATAAACACCCATTTAGATGTTTGCACAAAGCTGCCACAATTGAGTCCTGGAGTGGCTCCCCTATGGTAGATGCCGAAGGGAGAGTTATCGGGGTGCATTGTGGTGCAGTGCCAGCTGAGTCTCAAAACGTATTTACTTACTTGCATCCATGGTTCGAGCTTCGGCTGGAATCAGCAGGTATGTACAAGGAGTATTGGGATTTTCATATAGTTGGTGGTGAATCCGAGAGTGACTCAGATGAGGATGAGTGGGAAGGGTTCTGTGTGTATGAAGAAGACAGGGCTCACCTTTATAGGATGAATGCTTTAGGGGATATCGTAGATACTTCCACGGGGCAGTTTGTCCGTGACCCACACTCTATTAAGACTGAGTCTTTAAACTACAAGAGGGAACGGCCTTACATCGTTTGTACAGCCTTAACGCTTTCCAAGAAAGCGGAGGAAAACAAGGTGTCGGGTACCGCGAAGTCGGGCGGGTCCGTTCCTCTTTCAGGACCGCAAACGAAACCAAGCCAACCAAAAGTTGGCCAAACTGCGAATTTAAAGAAGCTTTAGATGAGAATGAATGGGCCCCGCGAGGACCTGTGCCTGAAACCATTTCAATGGATCTTCAAGCCAGTAAAATTGCGAGTGTCCCAGAACCTCAAGAACTGAAGCGGGTGCTGCAGGAGGTTATCGGGTCATACCCGAAGACCAAGGCTCCACTTGTGGACGCAGATTTTACGAAAGATATTTTGGTTGAGAAATTTAGGGCAATTTTGCAAGAAGTGAACCGGGATTCATCCCCAGGTTTCCCCCTTGTGAATTTACCGGCTCACAGCAATTTAGTTGTGTTATCGGACCCTGGTGTTTCTCAGTTTGTGTGTGAATGTGCGGCGGAGAGGTTGCTCAGATTGGTTGAGTTTGGCCCCTCTAGCTCTGTGGCAGACTTCAAGATTGGGTTAACTGACCCAATTCGGCTGTTTGTTAAAAATGAGCCGCATAGCAAGAAGAAAATAAAGGAAGGAAGGTTTAGGCTGATTTCGTCAGTCAGCTTTGTTGATTCACTCATTGAGCGATTACTCTTTGGGCGTCAAAACAAGGCTGAGATTGAAAACTGGCAATTATGCCCCTCTGTTCCAGGTTTTGGTTTCACAGACGAAGCTATCAAGAAGCTGCAGCAATGGGTGTTTGCCCAGGATGGCTGCAGTTATGACAGCGATATGTCTGGTTGGGACTGGTCTGTGCAAGAATGGGAATTGCGTGCAGATGCTGAGCGTAGGGCTCAGTTGATGGACGCGTCTCCCCTGATGCGAAAGGCCGTTTTTGCGAGGATGCGTTGTTTGTCCACAGGGTTGCTGGCAACCACCGATGGAAAGGTTTATGAATTGAGTTGTGCGGGAGTCATGAAAAGTGGCTCCTATTGCACTAGCTCCACGAACAGTTTCATTAGGCGATTAGCCAGTGCCCTAGTCGGTGCACGTAGTAGTCGATCTATGGGAGATGATTGTGTTGAGAATTATTCTCAGCCCGTGTCGTTTGAAGCAGCCCAGCATGCTTATGCCCTGTTAGGGCACAAGCTTAAGAGCTGGTCTTCTGTTAAGGACACCTTTGAGTTCTGCTCAGTCAGATTCTCAAGGAATGGGTGGGAACCGTTGAATTGGGCTAAGTCCCTGTTCCGGTTCTTGCATCAGAATCCCCCTTCATTGGAGCGATGGATAATGTGGCGCGAACAGTTTTTGTTCGAGATGCGCACAAGTCCGTTGCTTCCCAGACTGCGTGTGGCGACATTGTTGAGCTGTCCTGACTCAACAAAATTGACGGAAATAGAAAACCAATCAATGAAAGGAGCTTTGAGCTTTGTTGAATATGCTCTCACTAAACACCCTGACTTAGTCAAGGCTGGTGGGAAAGCAGCTCAGCGAGCTTTATGTGCATATACTGGTTATGGTTGTGAAGCACCACCGGTGGTATCTCGGGGGCCCAAAAGGGCGCCTAAACCCGAGACCCCGGTGTTGTTTCCCACAGCCGTGAATACGGTTACGAAGCAAGGGTCCCGGATTATTCCGGGTGATGAGTATGTGGCTGAGGTCAATTCTGGCACCAATGGGGCCAATTTTTCCCAGACCGTTTACCAAATCCAAGCCGGGAACGCTAATTTGTTTCCGCGACTTGCCCAACAGGCAGCACTTTATGAGCGATATCGCTTTAGAAAGTTGGAGTTCTATTATGCGCCGGAGGTATCCGCGTTTAATGCGATGGCCAACAGGGCAAAGTGATGCTCGGTGTTGACTTTGATGCATCGGATGCTGCACCTGCTACTAAGCAGCAGATGGAAGCTCTTATTCCCCATGCCGACGCAATGCCTTACCAAGAGATTCGAATGCATGTAGATTCGAAACAATTGGGGGGCAAGGGTTTCTTTCAGGTTAGGACGACAATCCTGCCTGGGAATTCCTCAGTCAATGATTATGATTGTGGTTCCCTTTATGTTGCGACGATTGGCATCGCCAACAACAGTGTGAAACTAGGTGAGTTGCGAGTTCGCTATGTGTGCGAGCTGTGGCAACCGGTAAACTATTTGAGTTCTGCCGGGGTGGCATATCCACCCATCTGCTTTCACATATTTGAAGCCTTTGACTCGGCTAACAACATGACTTCTGGCGTGGCTTTACTCCCGCCATTGAATAACTACAACGAAAACGACCTCAAAATTGTTAACAATTCTGGGGTGTTAACGTTGCATGCCGGAAATTATTTAGTCCGGTTTTGTTGTCAGTTGGTTTGTGCCGCTACCACCACATTGACGAATGCCCAATGTCAATTGTTGTGGAATGCTGCAGTGATTAATGGTTGTGGTCCCAACCCACAATTTCATACGAGCAACACCTTTACAGATATGACTTTGAATCTGCAAGGGTTTGTTATAATTCAGGCTTCAGAAGGGGATACTTTACAGCTGGCGACTACTGTGACTTTTGGTACAAGTACATGTTCTACTAACCATCAGTTGCAGTTGCAGTCTGTTTAGTTTTGTTGGACGTCTTACCGCTGACGTAAAATGCGTACATGGTGCTTAGTGCACCCGCGTGCCCTGCGTAAGGGCAGAAACGCGCTCCTGGTAGCGGCTGTCACGACAGCCAAAAGGGCTGCATACCGCAGCTCCGTGCCCAGACTTGGTCTGGTTCCAGCGACGGGCAGTGTGAC